GACTTCATAATAATATTTATTATAGCTTACAGGCACCACTAGAGCAATCTCTATCTTCTTTTTGATTCATTAATTGCTCTTTATCACCATCATCTGTATTATTATAATATAAACTTAACAGACCCAGACTGTAAGCATACATTATCTCTTTCATTACCTTACTATCTGGTAATACATTATTTTCATAATGATTATAGTTATAATAAATGTTTGTTGATATAGCCATATCTAGATATTTCTGGATAACGGCGTTTAAATTAATAATACCGGTATTATCTATAAAATTAAAAGCATAGTCATAATGGGAATCATATTTACCAATACCGGGGGCCAGTACGGGTAGTTTTCCCATTTTTGACATCTTAAACGTAATAAGTGATCTTATTGGCTCAATACCATTAGTAGAGCTTTGAATGACTGAGCTCGACTCACAAGGCATACAGCAAGAGAGGGTAGAATGTCTTAAACCATATTCTTTAATTTGTTCACGCAATGTTTTCCAATCTAAAGACAATTTTCTTTTTAATACCCCATCTACATTTTTCTTGTATGTATCTATTGGTAAAGTTCCTTTTGAATATTTTGTTCGATCAAACTTTTCACACCTACCTTTTTCTTTAGCTAATTTGTTACTGGAAGAAAGAAGATAATATTGAAAATGTTCCATCCATTCATCTACTATTATTAGTGCTTGTTTCGAATTATAAGAAGCTTGATGCTTTGCTAAAAAAGCGGCAAGATTAGTAATTCCTATGCCTAAACTTCTTCTTTTTTTAGCAAAATTTTCTGCTGCTTTATTAAAATAATGCTGTATGTCAATTATTTCTTCTAAAAATCTAACTGCAAGATCACAAGTTTTTTCTAGATCTTTCCAATCTTTTATTTCGAGCATATTAATAGCAGAAAGAATACACATACCGATCTCGCCATCCGTATCATTAAAATCAGTTAAAGGTATAGTAGGATGAATAACTTCTGTGCAGAGATTACTCATCGTTACCTTATCCAACCACGGAGTGTGCTCATTAGCTGTATCTACATTTAAAATATAAATTCTTCCTGTTTCAACTCTTTCTTTAATTATAAGGGAAAATAATTTTCTTGCAGATATCTTCTTTTTAATTTTTATTTTTTTATCTGTCTCGCACTCTTCATATATTTTATTAAATTTAGAGGTACCCCAGGCCTCGTAAAGATGAGGTACCTCGCCGGGGCTAAACAATGTAACATTTTCATTTTTAATTACTCTATCATAAAATAACTTAGACATTCCAACAGTATAATCTAATTTACGGACTCTATTATCATCTGTACCTGCATTGTTTTTTAATACAACAATATCATCAATTTCATAATGCCACCACTGAACATTTACAGTAGCAGAACCGCCTCTTAACCCATTTTGTTGCCACGCTTTAACGGAAGCTTCATAAATTTTTAAAAAAGGAATTAAGCCGGTGTGTACAACTTCTCCGTTATTTACCGATGAGCCAATAGCTCTAATTTTAGAAACATCAATACCAATCCCGCATCTTGAAGCTGTAGCAATAGATACAGCCGTTCCAGATGCCGCAATAGACTCCTTAGTGTCATCAATTCCAATTAAGCAACAGCTTGCATAGCTTCTAGAGCGAGATCTAACACCTGCCATAATAGGGGTAGGAAGATTAATTTTGTGCTTTGAAATTGCATTATAAAACCGTCTTACATACTCAAGGCGTGTAACAGCAGAATAATTCATAAATGCATACATTGCTATTAACACATATGCAAATTGAGGTGTTTCAAAAATTTTTCCGGTTACTCTATTTTTTATTAAATATTTGTCACAAAGCTGTTTTATACCAGCATACGTAAAAATAAAATCACGATCATGGTCTAAATACTCACCGATTTTATTAATTTCATCTTCCGTATACTTTTCTATAATAATTGAATCGTAAATCTCCTTTCTTAGCCCTAAATTTATTACATCAAGTAAGCGTGGTGAATGTTTTCCGCCCCATACATCTTTTCTCAGCTGATAATTTAAGAGCCGGCCGGCTACATATTGATAATTTGGCTTTTCTAAAGAAATTAAATTTGCGGCCGATTCAATTAAAACTTGATGAATATCGCGAGTAGAAATATTTTCTACAATGTTAAGCTTAGAATTAATTTCTACTTCAGATAAACTTACCCCGCTTATTCCTTCTACTGCCCAAGAAATAACTTTATTAATCTTTTCAATATTAAATTTTTCTGATTGCCCATTACGCTTTTTAACAAATATTTGTGTACTCATAACTAAGAAAACAAAAAAGTATTTATTATCTCTTTACAGAGAATTATACTTTTTTACGACGGCATGTAAATAATTTTTTGTTGGTGTTTTATATACATTTTTATTGCTCAAAATATAAATAACAAAATAACCAAAGCTTTGAAATACTGAAATTTCATGAATTAAAGCTTTATCATAAAGTTCATCTTGAGTGAGGCTTGTAGAAGAAATCATATTTAAGCACTCACTATCAATTGGATATATACCTTTGTTCAAATATGCATAACAATTATCACAACTTAAATTATAATTTTTTAAAATATTTTTGTAATTTTCAATATTAATAGGAGCAATATTTTGTGTGCCTAATAAATCAAGATGACTTATAAGGGGTAAAAATTCCCTCTTTATTGGTATATTAATACCTCTAAAAAATTTAGGTAACACTGCATCATTGGGTACAAGGTGAATAACATCTACTGGCTTATAATCTTTATTAAGAATTAATCTTTTTTGATCGTACAAATTTTTTAATTGAAAACCTAGAATACAAGCGGGGTAATCCACATCATTTAAGTAAGAAAAGGAGTCTATATCTAAAGGCTCATTTACTAATTCAATGTCTAACATGGTCATGAACGTATTATACGAACGTTCTATGCTTTATCAACCATTTATTCTTTTTATAAATTCCGATAATAACAATACAAATACTGAGGTACATGAGGCTAATATAGTTGTGGTTATAGCCGTTTTAAAATTCCATATGCTCGTTTTTTCTGCTTGTTTACGACCAAATTCACTAGCGATTTGTGCAGATATATTATTAAATCTTTCGGTGACAATATCGGTAATGTTTTTAAATTTAAGTTCAATTTCGGTTTCCAGGCTTTCAATTTTTTCATAAACGTGATTTACTTTAGTATCCATTTGCTCGTGGTGTGATTTTATTCTACCCTGTAAATCAGAAAGCTGTGTTACTATTGCCGGCTTACCATTGCCTTGATAAACAGTTTTATATACTTCTTTAACTTCTTCTTGAAGCTTTTTTATTACTGCTGTATTGTGGATGTTGCGTTTCGGCATAAAATTATTTATTTTACTTGAAAAGAATATAGTAAAATACCTTTTGGTAAACTATAAACTTTACCTCTAGAAAGTCCTGATTTTTCTTTGACAACAATAGTCATTTTATCTTGTGTAACTATGGGTCCATTAATAACTTCTACAGACCCTAAGCTAATACTATAAGTTTTTATACCCTTTAGAACATCAAAAACATTAATAGCATTCTTACCATGAAGCACAGCAGAATACATCTTTTTCACAATAATTATTTATTGTTGTTTAATAGCATAAAATCATAAATAATTAAGATTTTAATATGTCTGATATAGTTACAAAAATTCAATTTAGACAGGGTACAGATGTACAAAGACGTACGTCCAATACGACTGGCATTTTATTTAGCACCGGTGAGCCTGGGTTCTGTATAGATACAAAAAGAGTTTTTATAGGTGATGGCTCTGTTTACGGGGGGTGGCCGGTTGGGGTTCAAAATATTGGTGTTGTTAATACCTTTTTTGGTACATCTACTAATGGATTTTCTACCGAGGCTCTTAATAAGTTTAATTCCAAGGGGGCAGCACTAGGAGATTTTATTTATGATAAAGATACTCGTGGTATTTATGCTCTTACAGGGGTAACATCTTTTCCTCCTCTTACTTCAGATTTTGTAAAGTATGATGCTTCACCGCTTTTAGACGATACGCAGTTACAATACAATTCATTAAAACAATTACAAATTAAACAAGGCGGTGTAGGACCCGCACAAATAGGATTTAATGCAGTTGATAATATTACACTTCAAAAATCTACATATGCCTCGCCATTACAGATAAAATCTAATGGTGTTGCAAACGCATATATGGCGCAAATGAATCCATATACAGTTAAAATTAACAATAAAGATTTTTTATATGAACCAGCGGATCAGGTCATTCAACCCAATCATGTATTAGGTAGAACTAATACATCAACCCTTACATCTGTGTCATTTGAAAAAATATTTCAATTAGCAAATTATATTGGTAATAACGGAATAGTAATTGATAAGACTCTAGCTACACCTACTTTTGCAATCGACGGGGCAGTTTTATCCGCTACGCCATTAAAAATATTTTTAAAAAAATCTACAGATGTACAAGGTAATCTCGGAGTAACCGGTAATGCAGTGCTTAATGGTACTTTAACTGTTGCTAGTAATACAACAGTCCAGGGAACAATATTTTGCAGAAATGATATTGTTGCTTATCAACCGCCCTCAGATATTAAAATTAAAAAAGATATTGAACTTATTAATGAGCCAATTAAAAAAATTAAAAGCTTAAACGGGTATATATTTACATTTACTAAGGATGCACCTGAGCATCTGCAAAATAAAACATCTTACGGATTAATGGCTCAAGATGTAGAGAAAGTTTTACCTTACGCAGTAGAAGAAAGACATACTGGCATAAAAGGGATTAATTATAATAATATTACTCCATTGCTTGTTGAATGTATTAAAAAGCTTTCTAATAAAGTTGAAGAACTAGAAAATGAAATTCGAAAAGCTCGTTAAAGCTATTTTAGAAGATTTTAACGTAACGCCCCAATATCAAACAGCACCAAGTACTGGGCCGGATCAAGGAATGACTGTAGGCCAGCCTCAAAATACTTTTCCCAGTAAAATCGAAACTGTTAATGTAAAATTAAATAAAAAAAAGTTTAAGAAGAAGCTAAAAAAAGACCAATAACACTTTTAGCACGACGACCTACTTGAGTTGCCCATTTACTATTTTGTAATTCTTTTGCAGCAGCCTCATAATTTCCTGTCAGTATGTTTTCTCTAGTTTTTATAAATTTACTTAAACGAGTATACCCCATGTTAAAAGAAAGATCTAATACAGCTAATTTTATATTTTTTGGTAACCCATCAAAATTAGGTATCCATTGTTTTGCATCTTTGTAAGCAATACCAATTGTAATTTTAAAAATTTCTTTTATTTGTTCGTCGGTCAAATCTTCTTTTCCGAGTAAAATGTTTTGATAGTTTGCTCCTGCTTGTTGTGCTATATTTTTTGCATCCGGTCTGGTTAAATTAAACCCTATCCCTATAGTAGGAATACCTAGGGAGTCTTTATAAACATGAGGCCTATATCCTTCATGGTCTTTAACAAATTCAAATACATCGTCAAATGTAAGCTTTGTATCTTCAACTTTTTGAATTATAGCAGGCGATGGTTGATCTACATCCTCTTTAACAAAGAATTTTTTTCTTTGAATTGTATCGTAAATATCGGCTAACTCTTTATTTTCTTGCTTAATATCTTTCGGTTC